ATTGCCTGGGTACTGAGTATGGTGGGGAGGGACGTTTTTTTCTCTCTGTAGATGGCAACCGTATTGGCGGTGTCTACGATGCTTCGCCAGTCTATAACGTGTGGGTTCATATCGTGGTAACATGGAACGGATCGCAAGCGGTCTTCTATAAAAACGGAGCAGGCAAGACCGCCCACGTGGAAGGTGACGACATTCCCGACACAACCGGTACTTTGTTGATCGGAACAGGTTACACCACTGCAATCGAGTTCAAAGGTTATCTGGATGACATCCGTGTCTATACGCGGGTTCTGGGAGATGCGGAAGTTACCGCGCTATACGAAAGAAGAGATACAGTATATGGGCACAGTGATCCATAAAGGAGGAACCATGAAGAAGTGGACGACGGTAATGATCGGGCTGCTACTGGCAGCAGGAGCGATGGCTCAGCAGGACGTGGTCGTGAACATCGGCATCACGATCCCCGGTGAGCACGTCGCCGAGATGGCGGATGTGATCAACAACCTGCCCGACCGGATCTATACGAATGCTCTGGTGGTGACCACGAACGCCATCCCAGAGTACGAGTACAGTGGCGGGACGAATCAGGTCATCATCGGGACCAACTGGACGTATCAGGTCGTGACCAACACTGTCATAAAGGAGATCCCGGAGACTCCCAGAGATCGGTTCCGGCGAGTCTCGGCTCACCGGGTGCTGCGATACTGGAGAGCAAAGGTCCGGCAGTATAGAGCGGCACAGCAAAGTGACGAGGACCTAGTGGAGACAGACTGATGAAGAAACTGCTTGGCATCATTCTCATCGGGATCTTGGCTTCGGGCTGCGCCATGCTCCCCGAGCCAGATGATTCATGGAACGTCATCAAGCCGACCAACTGGATCGGCTGGGGCAATCAGCCTCCGGTTCCAAGAGCCGTCTCAGTGGTCACGCTGGTATGGGAAGCCAGTGATACCTACGTGGACGGAACGGTGATCACGAATTCGGTCACCTTCACCTTGTATGGAGATGAAAGCATCATCGGGGATGACCTCACCAACACGGTGTACAGCGTGGAGTTGCCTCCCCCACCGGCGCACAAGATCTCCTTCACCGTCACGCAGACGGTCGTGGGCGATGGATGGGAGTCCGATCCCAGCGTGCCGAAGGTGATCAAGAAGTCCAATCCACCGAAGGGATGGAAGTGAAGAAGCTGACGTTCGTACTTACTCTCGCTCTGCTGGTCGGGTGTTCAACCACCAGTCCACCAGTTCAGCCGGGTCCCCCACCTGAATACGCGGGAGCAAACGGTTCGGCGTGGGTGGCCATCGGCCTGCTGAACGTGGATCCGGCAGTCTACGGCTCCAGTATGCCTTGTCCGGGAGCGGACGTGGACGCTGCGTGGTTCTACGCACGTGCATCCAGTGCTGGCTACACGTCCTGGTTACTGCTGGACGAGAATGCTACGTGGTCGAACGTCACGAATGTAGTACGGCAAGCAGCTGCGTCTGTAAGTGAGGATGGGGTACTCGTAGTTTCTATGGCGGGTCATGGTTCACAGATACGCGACAACGATGGGGATGAGGCTGATGGATTGGATGAGACGGTATGCTTGTGGGATGGGCAGGTTAGGGACGACCGCGTACTCGCTCTGCTGCACAGTCTGCCGCCGTTGCGTGTTCTGCTGATCAACGACCAGTGTCACAGCGAAGGTAACTTCCGGTCGATCGTGCGAACCGCACAGCAGTTGGTCAGCCTCGGGTACTGGGGCAGAGTTCGGCCACCCGATATGGTGGAGCGCCGGGGCAACTGGAACGGTCAACTGATACAACTCGCCGCGTGTCGTGAAGCGGATTACGCCACAGGGACTAGTGAGGGAGGCTCATGGAGCCTGAGCCTTGCCGACAGTTCGGCAACGGGTAAAGTGTTACACCAGTGGTACGAGGACGCTGCAGGACAAATGCCGGCGTATCAGCCACCGGTGTGGGTGGAGTACGGTGAAGTGGAACAGGCTTTCCGTCTGTTCCAAGTCTACAAGTAAGGAGGACGAGGTGAAGATAGTAGTAACGTGTCTGTTGGTGTTGGCTTTGATCGTTCCTGTGCTTGCACAGGAGCCGGTACAGCCAACGGGAGAAGGAACGGTCGGTTTGAAGATGGATGTGTCTCAGCCAAACAAAGTAGCCGAGCACTTCAAGCAGCACTGGTGGAAGTATCTTGGAATCGCTGCGCTTGGCTACACTGCCGACCGGGTCGCTGACAATAACGACTGGTGGTGGCACGACAGTAAGGAGAAGAGCTCTTCTGTTGGTGGCGACATCAATCAGAGCCAAGCCACTACAGAAACTGAAAACGTCAACGTAACCGTCTCTGGTAACGAAGGGGATGTGCGCGTTGAGATTAACTACAAGACTGGTGGAGGGGAGTAGTAGTAGTGATGACTAGCACGATGTTGAAGGGAACAGCAGTCGTGTCCAGTGTCGGCTTGGCTTTGCTGGCGCAGATACCGGTAGACCCGATGGCTGCAGGAGAGCGACTGGGCCAGTCCACGTTGGCTGGTGCTCTTGGTGTGGTCAGTGTAGTGTGTATACTGGCAGTAGTTTACCTGTTCCGCGCAAAAGAGAAGTCCAGTGAACGCCACCACGCTGCACAGGAAAAGCAGCAGGAAGCCTTACACGAGTTGGTGCGAGAGACCACCAAGGCAGTGACCAAGGCTGCAGAGAAGGAAGACCATATCTGCGAGGCTCTGCGAGATGTGAAGACATCCAACACTGCAGTAATACAGGCAGTACAATGGTGCAAGGATCGCTCTCGAAGTATGGCCAGTGGCTGAATCCGACAGGCTACGTCCTCCATCCTACTGGGAAATGGGAGCCGGGCATGGGATACCTGTTCGGTCTCGGCGCACTGGTAGGGTGGAGGCGTAAGCGCCGGCAATACGAATTCAGGCTGGATCCGGTCGCTCCGCTGACGTTCGAGCACCCAAACGGCTTCTACGTTCAGCCGGACCGACACGGATTCACTGATCTTGGGAGCATCCCGGAAATCTTAGAACCTTTTGTTCATCGGACGAGTTACGAGCCGAGTTTCCTTCTCCACGACTCAGCTTGTCGCGAGCATGGACTGTACTTCTCCAGTCAGGTCGAAGGACCTTTCGTGTTCTGCGAGATCGGCAGTGACGCGGCTCACCGTCTGCTTCGCATGACGACTCGCGCCGAGGGTGCGTGGAGACAGATGTCTTGGGCGATTTATCAGGCGGTCTATCGCTTTGGACCTCAGTGGGAACTCGGTGCTCCGGCATTAGCGTAGCGTTCCACCCGCGATGGTGTGCGTAATCCATCAACCACTTACCCGGCTTGCCTATCGCCCAGGACAGTAGCGTCCCACCACTCACCACAACACCACAGTGAACCTGTACGCTGCTATGGAAGTGGGGAGCATGGATAACCAGCAGCCCACTGTCCTGTTCAATCGACATGACTCACTCCCTTCACTTTCTTCACGTTGAACGTTCTGTCCGCGACTTCAGTGAGCTCGGGCAACAGAGTAACCATTACTATCTGCAGACCCAGCCGGTCACTCACTGTCTTTACCATACGCGCTGCTGCTTCATGTAACCGGCGCGATGGGTCGTTCAGGTTCTTGAAGGGTTCGTCCAAGAACAGTATCGGCCGCGTCTTGTCCTGCTGCAGCTTCCAGCACGCAATGCGAAGGGCAAACGCGGCGATGTCCACCGCACCACCACCGCTGGCGTCCAGCGGATCAATTTCCTCGTCACTGTTCGGCAACGTAAAGTACAACCGTGCCTCTGTGGCGCCACGCTTCACTGGGAAGTCGATATGCAGCGTATACGGCTCCGGGAACACGCTGTCCAAGGCAAGGGAAGCAAGTTCGCTGAGCCGGTACTCCAGCTGCTGCTGTGTGGCTTGTGCTACTGTCTGTACTGCCGCCTGAGCGCGTTCCACTGAGCGCAGTCGCTTCTTCAGTTTACGTATTCGCTCTTCGCAGGCAACCCGGTCAGCCCGGCAGCGGTCGCGCTCACCTTTGCGGCGCTCCAACTCGTTACGCGTCTCTGACAGATTCAAGGACAGCCTCCAATTCGTCTGTAGCTGATTCCAGTGTGGTCTCCAGCTTCTTGATATGACCAAGTAGTTCCTTGCGTTTGGCTTTCAGTTTCTTCAGTGTGCGACAGCCAAACTCCTTCTGCATCATGACCCGCGTCTGGGAGACGGCTCCTTCCATGCGCGTGATACCCTCGCGCTCCTTGTCCAGTCGTTTACGTAGCTCCAGTAACCTGTCGGCGATGTCAGACACTCTCTACTCCTTCCCATATCAGGTCGCGTGTTTCCTTACGCTGTGGATTATCCTCCAGCCATCGTTTCATGTTTTCCACGAAGTCCACGCTGTGCTGTTCATCCTTCACAAGCTGATTGACAAAGCGATCCAGACGAGCGCTGCGTTGCTGGTTTGTCTGGATGTGCTCCCGGGAGATCACTCCCTTCTTGACTGGCAGGAACACCGGCTTCACTTCGTTGCGCTTGGCAAACCACAGGTACACGCGTGGCTCGTGATCAGCCTGATCCGCGGTGGTTCGCATCAGTGAGCCGGGATTAACCAACAACCTGCCCTTCCACTCACTGACGAATGGCTTGTGGTTGTCACCCGTCACAATCAGGTCGTACTGTGGATACTTATCCTGTAGCCGTCTCGCGGCCGTAGCCTGACATCCCGGCCACGGTATGCGGCCGCGCCACGTGAACGTGTGCCAGACCAGTACCCGCCGTGCACCGGGTACCGCTGGCGGTGGAGCCGGTGGAGTCATGCCAAAACCGGCTCCCTGCAGTATCCTGAGCGGACGCTCAAAGCGTCGCCGTCCCCCACAAAGGGAAACGGCTACACCCGCCCTTTCGAGAACGGCCAGTGCCGATTTTGAATACGCTGTGTGACTGTGATACGGGAGGTCGTGTTGACCGGGTACAATGTAAAGCGAAGCCGGCAGGTGAGAGATCGCCCAGGATATCAGACTGTGATCCGTGCGCCCACTGAATCCTTGCCATCTGTCGAACACGTCACCCGCTACTACGACCGGGCAACCGTGTTCCGCTTGTAGATCACGGATACATCGTATCTTGTGACGCTGTGCCGTCTGGAAGTCGTCCGTGCGGCAACGCGGAACGTCGTCTCGCAGATGCCAGTCAGCAGTAAGTATCAGGTCAGGCTTCATCGCTCACCTCCTGTCGAACATTCAGATTCAGCGGACGGATTACTGCCGCTGATCTGTGCGTTCGACATCCCAAGGAGGACGGCAGCGCCGGATGTGCCGCCGCTCGGCTGTATGCACAATACTTTGCGTTCGACCGCAAGCGGAAGCGCGGACCTCAATCCCCGTCGGGCAGTCACTTCGCCCATCTGCGTCAAGTGGCCGTTCAAGTCCTGCGCACGGCCTTCGCCTAGACGTTCGGGATGTCGAACAAATCGTTTCACAACTACCTCTCTTCGCTCGGAGTGCGAACTTCGGCGTTGGGTGTACTCAGCATTTTGCGATCTTCACCCTATGCGTTGTCTTCAGTTCCGCGTGATAGGCGTCCATTAGCTTCAGCGGGTTGTCGCCCTCATACGCCCATAGCTTCACGCCGTTGCAATCCGCCTCCACTAGGCAACCCACGCGGTTCGCCATCTCGCAGATGTCGCAGCAGGCGTCCCGTATATCCGTCCCCGCCATCAGTTCAACTTTCAGTGTCATTTTCAGATGTCTCACGTTGTCCTCCAATCAGCATTCAACAAAATCGTTTCACAACTACCTCGCTTTGCTCGGAGCTAGGGTTCACGTTTCACCAAGTCACCTACTCCACCAAGAAACGTCAGGATCAGCAGTATACCAATCCACACGTATCTGTCTCTCTCAGTGGAGAGACCAAACCAAGCGGACGCCACGCCGAACACTAGGAACGCTATGATCATCCGCACTTCCACGCGTCTTGCTGCCTTCTTCTCTTCCGGTGTCTTCACTTCTACTTCTCCTTTGGCCACGGTTGTTCACAAAGCGGGCAGCGCTCGGGAACCAATCGGGAGTACTCTGTTTCGTGCCGCTCAGTTTGTGCACGAGCGTTCTTCAACGTCCGCAGCTGAGTAGCCAGAGTCTGGCCGACCAGTAGAACCCGGCGCTGCTCCGCAGATACATACTTCAAAACCTGTTGCGCTGCTTCCAACTCCTGCAGCTTTTCGTGTGCCTCTTCCAGCGTGTCTTTCTTTGCGCGTACACGTGTCCACTCCCTCAGCACAGACACGCACTTATCCAACGACGCGAGTTTGCGGTTAGCCTTGCCCAGCTTACGCGCTGCGCGTTCCGCAGTGTCAAGCAACGCTTCGGCTTCACCGAGATACGTGTAACCGGCTTCCTCCGCTTGCAGTTCTTTCAGCCGAGACTCTTCTACGGCCAACTCGCGGGAGGCACGTGTCTTCGCTGAGTTGAAGAACCGATAGGCTTTGTCGATGACTTCCAGATTCGCCAAACGATTCAGCCGTCTCGCGACGGCCGGAGGACTCTCCGAGAACAGGAAGGTGGGGTCGTGTTGATTCTGCCAGTTGATAGTGCCGATGCTGAGTGCCTTCTGTATTTCAGCCGGCACGTCGCTGCGCACCTTCTTGAACTCGAGTTCCTCATCGCTAAGTCTGAGCCGGTAGCCGTTCTTACCTTTGAACTGCAAGCGCGCCACGCGGGTTCCGTCGTCAAACTCACCGGTGACCCGGTGTTCCCCTCCCCAGTGAGAGTGCAGACCCGTTCCAGTGTTGAACAGCCACCAGCGCACACCACGTAGGATACCGGACTTTCCGCTGTCCGTTACGCCAAGGATAGCGTTCACTCCCGGAGAGAGCTCCAGCGTGGTGTCCTTGTGAGACTGGATGTTCTGTATACGTAGTTGGTTCAGGCTCACTGCAGCTTCCTGTATATTGCGATGAGGCAATCCACGATGTGCTTCATCCGTATGAGGATTACTATGCCGAAGTAAGTTACCAGCACCACCAACAAGACAAGCAGTCCATTCATTGGTTCACAGTCTCCTTTCCAACACCAGCCGTTCCTTCAATGAATTGCTACCGAAGCGCAAGCCAAGCCAGCGGACAGTGTAGTCCGGTATACTCAGGCAGCTGCGTATGCGTGTGTCTCCCTGATGTTCATCTACAACGCACTTACCGTGAGGAGGACGGTTAGTTCCGATGAACTTGAGGACTAAGTCATCTGAAGTCCACAGCGACTGCAATAATATGCTGCATGAGATTGCCCAGTCGTCGTATGCACGGACGATGTCCAGTTCACCTTCCAGGAAGAACTCCCGTAGTATGTTCTGTGCATCCCATCCAGCAGTGATGTACAAGCGTACATCCTCACTGCGATTGTCCGGGTCCACTATGATCCTTGCCTTGTGCGTCAGGCTATGCCTTGTAGCTGGTAGTCTCTGTCTAACACTCACAGTGCGTTCCTCCTTGCGTACTCTGCGATCAACAGACTGTCCGCGTCCTTGTGCTTCTGTATCAGCTTACGGAAGTGCGGAAACAGACGACAGCCGATGTCCCGGCTCTTTCGCTTCAGCTCAGCACCCTTACATCCCTTCGGCAGTAGAGCGGACTGCCATTGCCGGGAGTCCATGTACTGAACAGACAGACCCACTTCCTCCAGCACTACCAGCACAGCTTCCAATGCGCGCAGAGCTGACCGGGTTGCTTTGAATCGGCCGGGATTCACCATCGGTCGCTCCACGAATACACGCGTGCGCGTAGGATTGCATTCACTTATCAGTGAGTAGAACTCCTCGTGGTCGATACGTGTGATGTTGTCCTTGCGCTTGGTATAATTCTGCTCTCGCTTTGTAGGCATGGGTGCAAAGACAGTCCTCCCGTTCGACGGCAGTATGGCAATGCTGCCACTTACACCATTGTCAATGCCTATGTAGGTTGTGACCGTTTCCATCGCTTCCTCCTTGGTTGTTTTACTTCTATGCCTACGGGACTGAACTTGTCGTGGAACATACCGTCCCACTGCTCCATGCGCTCTTCGTCTAGGAAAGAAGCCATTCCTAGCTCAGTGCATACAGAGACAAGACCGTCCATGTCAAATTCGTTACGTTGCAGTTCCAGTGCCTTTGTGGCCGGCAGCGGCAGCGTCACAAGCCACAGGTTGCGCTCAATGATGTCCTCACTCTCACGTGTCCTCAGCTTCTGCACTACCTTGGACTTGGGTTCCAAGCGTCCGCGTATGTACCGACAGGCAAACACTTCACCGACACCGTTGACACCGGGCACTTCGTCACTCTTGCAACCGGCGATTGCTTTGACCAGCGGCCACTGCTCCGGCCGGATGTGATACTTCTTCCTGAATGACCGTGTTGTGATCATGCGCTTGGCTGACGGATTGTAGATTCGCACGTAGGGACGCAGTAGTTGGTACAGGTCTTCGTCGGATGATACCAGTATGTAGTCTCCAAGGCAGCTGTCCACTAGCTTAGCCATTAGGTCGTCAGCTTCACACCCGCGTTGAACGAATACGTTCCGGAAGCCAATGGCTGGCAGTATCTCCCTACGCAGTGTGTTGAACTGCTTGTACGTCTGCTGCATAGCAATCCGCTCCGCTTTGGTGAGCTCACGTGTGCGCCGGTGTCGCTTGTAGAAATCGTGCTTCTTGCGGCGGATGCTGTGCTTACTGTCCCAGCAGAACACGATGTCGTTGGTTCGGAACATCCACGCCAGCGACAGTAGCCGGGCGAGGAATCCGTACGTCACTCCCGTAGGTGTATCCCCGAACTTCAGGTCGCGCATCGTGTACATTGCCTGATAGCCGAGGTAGTTACAATCCAGCACTATGGTAGGAGACAGGTTCATGGTTCAATGTCTACTGGAACTCCAAGTGCGGGCATGTACCGGTGACACTGCTTACACTCATACGCAAGTGCACCTCCCGTGGAGTTGACCACGTATAGTTTGTGTAAAGGGAATGAGCCGAGGCATACTATACATCTACCCAAACGCACCTTCTTCTTCTCTTCCAGTATTGGTGTCACTGTCACGATGAAACGGCGAGCGTCGGGCAGCGGTTCATTATCGAAGCCGTAGGGTACCCATGCGCCGTCTGGTTCCTTCACAAAGTAAAGGGTACGCCCGAGGGGCACCAACTCCGTGAGTGGTCGCTCACCGCGCTCCTGCGTGTACATGACTTGGAACACGTCCGGGTTCAGTGTCGTTCTCACTTCAGTATCTCCTTTTCCTGTGCAGTTTGCACTGCTCTTCAATCTTGAGCCAAGCGCGACCGGTCACTTTCTGTAGCTCGCGCTCCAGTCCGCGTTCTTCCACGAGTCGAATCAGTTTGTCCTTCGTCCCTTTGATCCCGAGTCCTCGCGCAATCACGGTCTGCTTTCGCTTGATCCATACACCCTCCCTTACCAGCCAGTCTACGCATGAGCCAATGTCGTCGATACCGTAGTCGTAGTAGACGGGGAAGTCCACTGTGCGTGTCTTTCCAATCAGCTTGTTCTTCGTCCACTTGACGCGCACTTCCACGCCGACCTGTCGGCTCTTCCCGTGAACCTGACGAGATATCTGTCCACGTACGGCAGTCCATAGCTCATGCGTGGAGTAGAACTTGAGTGCCTTGCCGCCGGAGCGTGTCTTGGGAACAAAGCTACCCGGACTGATGTTCGTGCGTGTTTGACTGATAACCACAAGCATACTAGACGTCTTCTTGATCTTGGCTTTCAGGTTGCGGAGAATCCACGACGCGTTCTTGGCTTTGGACATGCCGTACGTGCCGGAACTGTCCTCACCTTTCTTGTGTGCCTTGCGTTGGACTTCCACTTTCTCTTGGTCAGCAGTGTCGTCCAGTGCATCCAGACTGTCTAGGATGTAGACGAATGGGTCACCCTGCTCAACGGCATCCAGTACGTGGTAGTGGAAGTCCTGCATCGTGTCGCTGTGAGACGAGTAGCCGTCCTTGTCAACGCTCGGTGGTTCAATGCGGTGGGCACAGCGTTCACCAAACAGATACCTTACATCGAACTGGTTGGCCTGCTCCGCGTCGTCGTAGATGCAGCGATAGTCGTGGAACCGTTTGATACGGGACATCTCTGCAAATACAGACAGTGCCAGTATTGTCTTACCGCTGCTACTGTCACCGATTACATTGTTGATTGTGCCGAGAGCGAAGGCACCAAACGGATTATCCGAGCAAGCAAGGTTGAAAAGCGTGGAGCCGGTGGGAACCAACTTACCGGTGGCTACGGGAAGTGCACTGCTCTGTAAGACGTCAGGCTGTCCCTTGTGCTTTGTCCGTGGCATAGAATTCTCCTGAGTGAAGTAGCGCCGGGCAACACATGGTCACCCGGCGCTAGCTCCTACTTACTGTGAGGTGAGTCTACTTGCGTTTGCTACGCTTGGAACGACGAGGCTTTTCGTCTTCCTCCTCCTCGTCCTCGTCCCACTCATCCTCGTCCTCGTCTTCCTCCTCGTCTTCTTCCTCGTCCTTGGGCTTGCGCTTGGTGCTGCGCTTGGTGCTACGCTTGGAACGACGAGGCTTTTCGTCTTCCTCCTCCTCGTCTTCCTCCTCCTCGTCTTCTACGTAACCTTTACCCTTGCAGATGGGGCAGCGCCTGCCCTTCGAGTTCTTGCCGCTTCCTTCGCAGGCTGTACACCGGACGCAGCCATCGGGGATATCGTCATCGTCGATGGCATCCTCGTCCTCGTCTTCCTCCTCCTCGTCCTCGTCCTCGGACTTGGATTTACGCCGGGTAGTCTTCTTCTTGGTTGTGCGCTTGGAACGACGAGGCTTTTCGTCTTCTTCCTCCTCGTCCTCGTCTTCGTCTTCCTCCTCCTCGTCTTCCTCGTCACGTTTGGGCTTACGCTTGCTGCGCTTGGAGCGAGGCTTTTTGTCTTCGTCCTCGTCCTCGTCCTCGTCCTCGTCCTCGTCTAGCGAACCCTCGTTGTACAGCTTCGCCAGTTCGTCGTAGGAGAGGATCTTCAAGCACTCGTCCAGATCCACCGCGTCGTCCAGGGTATCCTCGTCCAGGTCGTCACGCTCTTCGAAGTCGATCCTATCCGCTTGCAGGAACGTGTAGCCACCACGCTTCTCTTCACTGAACCGTATGGCCAGTGTGAATCCTCCTTCGAGATTCATGAAGCCACCTACGCCGTCCATGTCGCTTTCGCGAATCTCCTTCTCCAGCACCTTACCGAACAGGTGGGTGCTGTAGTTGAAGACCTGTACGCCGGAGTCTTCGTCGTCACGGTCGATCACACAGAACAGTTCGCGTTCACGCGGCCGCAACGCGTCGGCTTCCTTCTCGTCAGCGTCGTCCGCTCGGCGCAGCTTGTCGTAGTCTTCACAGATGGGACACGGTTTACCCAGTGTCTTCCGCGGACACACGACGCTGATTTCGTCGACACCGATACCTACGTGAATCGAGAACAGACGGCGATACCACCAGTCGCCCGGTTCGATGCCGTCCAAGTGTGACTTCGATGATACCTCGTACGGTATGACATCCAAGTGAGCCTTTACTGTCTTCTTACCCTTCGGGAGTTCTGGCACGAACCGTTCCACTCCGTCCGGTACCTGCAGGTAGCTGGGCCCACCTGTTCGTTTGCGGTCGTCAGCGCGACTCCGTGTCTTACCCGGATCAACGTAACCGCGCCGTCCCTTGCTCTTTGCCTTCTTCCTTGGCATACTAACTCCTCCTTACTTTACGGGTGCCGCAAACTGCTGCGGACCGCCCTTCGGTTTACCCTTCTTCGTTGTGGTCTCCACTACTTCCGGCTTACCCTTCACGACGAGCCGGTCCTCGTCAATCCAACGTGCATCCGGGTACTTGTTCTCTCCTTTCTTCATCTTTGATTGTACCAAGTACTGGCGGCACCCGGTTACGTACTCCGTCCTGCCAGTGACTGTGCCTTTGAATCCCGTCACGCTGTCTTCAACTTTGCTGAGCATGTCAATCTTGAACATCGCTCTTCTCCTTCCTCTGTCCCAGCCACCATCCACGCGCTGCGCCGGCAGCAACTACCTTTGCTATCAGGTAGAACCACACCGGCGCAAGCAGGAACAGTGTAACTAGGACGATTACCACTACTGTTACTTTGTTCATTGGCTCACCTCGTCCGCCGTGAGCGTTGCTTACCGACCGGCTTCTTTACCTGTATCTCACGTCGTATCTTCTCCCTTACTCTGTTTCGCATGACCTCACCCATGCCTTTATGTTCAGCGCCGAGGTCACGTGGCGCCGATGGCCCAGCGAAGTACTGTGTCCCATGCAAGCGAGACAGGTTCTCCAGTGCGGTGCACCGTCTGTCCAATGCTTTCACGAATGCTTCCATGCGGCCAACTCTGCGTTCCGCTTTCACTAGCGCGTGCACCCACTTGCGATGTATAGGGTCACGCTCACGTGCCCGGCGCACGGCCGTATCCGTTGGCTTCTCCATCCTGGAGCGCAGCTGTTCGTCCATGTCAGCGCGGAACTCATCCAACGTCACCTTGACCATATCACGTTCGTACCGCGCATCAGCCAAGGCTTCACATGCCTCCAGTGTGGTGTTCGCGTGTTCCAGCCACTCCACATCCAGAGCATCAGGGTCAATCGCTGTAACTGGTGTGTCCTTCATACAATGTACTCCTTCCTATTCATGTTATACCTGACGGGACATGCCGGCACTCAGCCAATACCGACCGTAGCCGCGTAAGCAGCCAAGGACAAGCCAGCCTTCCCGGTATTGAACACCGGCTCACTGAAACAATCCATTACCACGTACGCTGCCTTGGCTTTGTCTCCTGTCGTTTTCAACAGTATCACGTTGCAGTAACCGAGTACGTTGCGTCGCACGGATTCTGCGTCCCTGTCCTCAAGTGAGCGTAGTATACCGGAGATCGTCTTCCAGTTCTTACCGCCCATCAGCGCACGGCACAATTCAATCACCTTGGACTTCTCTTCCGCTGTGCGCTTGGCGATCGCCAGCTGGTGCTTCGGTTCCGCGTCAATGACAGCTTCCAAGATTGACAATGCTATGCCGGGTGAACCCATCGCGTCGTCGGCGATCTGCTGTAGTGCTTGCTCCACCACAGTTGCGTGTTCACGCTTGCACACGCTTTCCAGTAGATGTAGGATACCCTCCTCCGTGCGCGGCTTCAACTCAAACGTTGTACAGCGACGTTTGAGTGTTGGCTTCAGCTTCTCTGGTTCCGTGGTAGCAAACACGAAGTACGCGTACTCCGGACCGTCCTCCACTGTCTTGAGCAATAGCTCCTGAGCCTGTGGAGTCAGGCCATGACACTCGTCCAGTAACCAAACGTGGCACGCACTCTCGAGAGGAACCAACCTTGCTCGTTCTTGTATCTCCCGTGCAGCGTCGATTCCACGGTAGTCGGAAGCGTTACACTCGTGAAAGTCGCGTCCATGACACTTGAGCCATTTTGCGATGATGTAAGCCAGTGTGGTCTTACCGCACCCGGACTGTCCCGTCAGCAAGAATGCTTTGGGTATCTTGTCCCGGTGTCGCTTCAACACGCGACGAACAGCTTCTACCACGTCAGCTTCTGCAACCGGCGCGAACTGCTTCAGCGTCCTCGGGCGATAGCGTTCAGCAAGCGATGCCATCTGGCTTTCCTCCTTCGTTGTCGTTCTTCACTATGTAGTAACTCTCCCTTCGAGACAATGTTGCTCCACGGACGACCAACCATCAAGTAGTCAATGTACTCCGCTACTGCGTTTGACCGGCGCAGGTTCTCGATGTACTTCTCCTCTTCTTCCGTGATCACAAGTCCTCCTTCCTCAGGATCGTGTCTTTGAAGGGGAGTGCTCCTTTCTTGTGCATGCGCACAATGTAGTTGTAAACTCCGAGCCACTCCTTCGACCACTTTTGGTTGTACAGCCATTCCAAGTAGTCGTCGGGTACATCCTTCAACGGTTTACCTTCGTGTTTACCGAACGGGAACAGCGTCTCGTCCGTGCACCCGCGTGGACCGTACCCTCTGTGCGTCTTTGCATGTATTGTTCTAGGCATCGGCTATCCTCACTTTCTCCATGTCAAACCAGCTACCACCAACCGGCGCGAGTTCAGCTTCCACTTCCAGCGGCACGATAATCCACTTCCACGCTTCGCGTATATCCACGCACATGATTTGCTGTGCCTGCTGTAACACGAGTCCTACTTCATCCGGCTGGTAGTCGTTGACAATGGAGTCGTGTATCTGTCCTATGATGCATGACTCCATCTTCTCGCGTTTCAGCCAGCGGTTCAGTTGAATCAACGACCACAGTAGACAGTGAAATGCGCTACCTTGGATCGGCCGATTCCACGCTTCGTTGCGCTTCATAGGTTCATAGCAACGGAAGCCGGTTAGCATATCCACGTAACCGTGTCGCAGATAGAACTTGTACAAGTCCTCACGCCATTTGTTGTACACCGTGTAACGCTTGTGCCAGAAGTCGTGCTCCACAGCTTCGATGTGCTTCTCAAACTTCTTGTAGGTCTTGATACCCTCGTCCCGTAAGTGTTCCATCAGCGGCACACCGTCTGTTGTCACCAAGTCGCGCTTAGTGATGTCGTTCCACAGATTCTTTGCACAGTCGCGGAAGTAGTCTCCGTAGAACTCCGGGAACACGAAACTGTTCTTGGAGCAGTCACGTATTGGTTTGTTCACCTGTCCACGCTTCAGTAGGTAACACTCTTCCGCCATGTCTCTGTGCATGTCACGCTTCGGGTCAGTGACATCAGCTATCAACGCTGGGTCGTGGTGGTAGCAGCAGGAGACCATCACTTCCAAGCGGGAGTAATCCAGTTCACCGAGACGTCCACGCTTGCGACTACGCTTGTGAACACGCGGTATGAAGCAGCGCCGGACGAGTTCAGCTTTCTCCAAGTTGCGGCGATCCATGTTCTGGAAATTGTAATCCTCGCTACTGGAACGGTAGGTGCGCGCCGTATGTAACTGGAAGAAGGGATGCATGACACCGTTGATCGTCTCTGTCAATATGCCTTGCAGTCGTGTGCGCGTACTCACAAGTTTTTTCCACTTCGAGTAACGCTTGGTGAACGTCGTGCCTATTGCAGACAATGCCGCGTCATCCACCTTCGGCAATCCGCTCTCCGTCTCTCGTTCATAGTCGTGCTTCAGTTCGGTGAACAGCACCCGGCGCAGCTGCGTGTCACTAGCTAACTTGAACTTCTGTGCACCATAGAGACGGCGCCACAGCTTGACTTCCGAGCAACGGTCAAGACGTTCTTCCATCACGGTAATGGCGTTGCTGAGCTCATCTACCTGTTGCTCGGCGAAGTCCACGTCTACTGTGATACCAGTAGCTTCTACTTCAGCTAGCGTGACTACTCCGTCGTGCAGCAGCTTGTACGCGTCCTTACGTGTAGCTTTGATCAATCGCAGTGTCCTCCTTTTCTTGAGCGCCAGCTTCAAAGCCAAGTTCCTATGCCGCTTCTATTGGTCTTGTACAATGAGGTCACGGAAACGTGGTTGCTGTGAAATACGGCTTCCGCAAATGCTTTCGGTGTAAGTGAGCGTATACCAGTTTGGTTGGGACCACTCGCCTTCCAGATGTGATTCTTATCTACTGATGCCGAATTCCATCTTAGCTTACGTATCTTTGCAGGCATGCGGAAGCCGTTCCCAACCCATAGGCATGTGTTCTTGCTGTATGTGTCACCAAATTCGTACGGGTGAAATGTAAAATCAGGTGGGCGCATGTGCCGACTAAGTGCACCGACAGGATTCTCCAGCATGTAAGGAGCCCCGGACCAACTCGCCATTATTTCACACGCAAGGAATAACTCCATACAATCCATGAGTAAGCGATTCCCTTTGGTTAGAAAGTCCCTTCTGCCAGCATTGCTGACGTGTGTGCATGGGGGAAACGCAAAGAATATCCCTACGTGGCGAGACATATGCCTTGGTAAGATAAAGCTGCGTGCGTCCCCCCATAAGTAAGTCACATTCCCTTCACGTCGTGGTTTCCTTATGCTGTGCCGTATGTCCACACAAACACAAGGAAAACCAGCATCGGCCCAAGGCATGACCATAACGCCGCTGAAATCGCAGAAGGACACTACGTATGGTAGTGTATGCTTTGTCCTCATTTCAACTGCCTCCTTTGCTTGAGCGCTAGCCGGTATTCCAGCAACGAGTCCATGCCATTGTAGAGAAGTAACTCATCCATATCCACTTTGTCTATGCGATTGAAAGCGTTCGCACCACCCGGTCCTCGGCTTTCCAAGTATGGCTCGATATGGCTGGAGTAGTCCAGTATACCGAACTGAACGTAGGCTTGAAACTTGAGTCCTGTGATACCAGACCGGTTGTCCAGTACATGAGAAGCTACCATTGAATCCCATACCCATCCACGTACTCTCGTCCCGAGACAGACCCGGCTCCACGCTTCCTCAAACTTCAGGTTCTGTGCAATCTTCTTGATATGCCTGTCGCGAAGCAGGCGGACGAAGGCACTCTCGACAGCGTGGGTCATAGGAAAGGCTACGGCTTTCGTTTTCGAGTATGCTACAGACGCACTCACGATCCTGTGCCCATCCCTGTGCGGCTTCAGCCCGGTTGTCTCATAGTCAAACGCGATAACCTTCGGCCGTCTCTTGTCCACGAGCCACGTTAGGAAGCGGACAACCCGGTCTTCGTCACGGATAATCCTCACGCATTCACGCTCGTCCTCCCATGCCGGCAGTGGTTTGTCCACCAACTTGAGAGCACGCTCCAAGTCCTGGCTGAATATCGTGGCGGCACCCGGTGGACTGCTACTGCGAATGATGTAAGCCGGGTGAAATAGCGGACATACCCATGCGTTGACTTCCCTGTCCGGGATATGCCATCCACGCCAGCGGCTGATACCTCGCAGATTACGCTTCCATCTGTGACCCAGGAAGCAATCCACGGCGATCCCACCAAACAGTAGGATGACGTGCGGCTGGAATTCATTGATTACCTTCCACGTATGTGGCCGGCAAGCCTCCAGTTCCACCCGCGTTGGCTTGCGGTTGTCTGGCGGACGACAGTTTATCGCGTTCAGTTTGATGCAGTCGCGATCCAAGTCAAACCCAATCGAACGCATCTCCCTACGGACAAGCCTGCCGCTCTTGCCTACAAGTTGAACACCACGCTCGTCCTCCACGCGACCGGGAGCCTCCGCAATCACCAGCACCTTGCGCTTGCCTTCGCCGGATGGTTTCATGTTTGGTGACTCGCATGTACGGAACAGCTTGCAGTCTACCCGGCATAGCTTCTTGCGCCGGTTGGTGTTGCGATGCCGTGGCGATGCCGTGGTGTTCTTTTCCGGCCAAAAGAAGAACTGCGTGTTGGTCATACGAACTCCCGTATACCCTTATGACGTTGCCGTTTACCGTGTTCCGCTAGCTTCTTCCACGCGACTTTGATGTTTGCTACGTGAACCTTACCGTCCTCCGCTACCGGGAATCCCGGCCATGCGCTTGGATTGTTGGTCTTCTCCGTGACGGTGACGTAGTCCGGATACTTGTCAGCCAGATACTGGCATACCTTCTCCAGCAGCGCCGGTGTCCTGTAACGCGAGACACCACCGGTTACGTTGATGGTCTGATCAAATGCGTGAGCCATCAACACGTAGGTATCGTATCCCTTGGAGAGTAGTTGGATGTTAATGTAATGCTGATGCAGCAGCCAAGGTTCGAAGTCGCTCATTACGCAACCCTCGCGTACGTAGGCTTCACGATTGAGCACAAAGCATGAGCCTATCGCGCCGGGTGACAGCACGTCCTTGTCCTTGCTCAATCCGTTGACGAACGTGTGGCTAATGCCGATAGCTCCGACGTTCTTCTTGCGTGTAAACCGCGCAACCAGCGATAGCATACGTGACATGTCTTCGTGCGTGGAGTTCCTCAGCTTACCGTCTGCACCGCGTGTCTTGAACACCAAGTCATCGTCCATGATGAACACGAAGGGCACCCGCGCCGTCTGCATCACCCAGTGTCGCTGTGAAGATACATACGGTGGCACGTCCGCCGGCATAGCAATGACATCCCATCCCTTGCACGTCGCGTAGTAGTCGCGTGCCTCGTTACGTGGAACGACAACTGCCGTAGAGCGTCGCCAGTTGCGCGGTAACTGTTCAAGAGTTACCACGCGGTCTGCCCGGCGCGACGAGTTGATGAATATCTGTATGGTGTTTGCATTCATACGAAGTCCCGTATTCCTTTCCGTCGCTTGTAGTATTCCCCTGCGTGGAACGGGTCACCGCTACCACGATTGTGGGTGATCCATACTTCCTCCAGTTTCTTGAGCGCGTTCTTGGTGCGCGGCCATGGTTCTGGTAACAGACCAAGACGGAACCCTCCGTTGTAGTCACAGCGATAGCAAGGCACGAATGACCGGTTACCTGAAGACAGTAGCTTACGCGCTGCGCCGAAAAGTTCACCGTTCCAGATCTCTTCGAGTGAGCCGCTGGTCGGGAATGACCCCATGATGCACTCGTGTCTCCAGTCCAGACAGCATACCGGGATCGTTCCGTCGTGGTGCACGACGATCTCGCGGAAGGGGCGCGAACACTTCTTCTGAAGTGGTGCACGCAGTGGCTCCACACCATACTTGTGCTTCAGTACTTTGGCGTTCGCGTTGCCTGCGTGGTTCAGTATCTTGCGCGCAGCGCGTTTACCGGACTCCGCTCCAAGGTTCCGCATCAGCACAATCACGCGCACGTGCTGGTTGTGGTAGTGATAGGGATTGAAGCTGTGCCGGTAGTAGTCATAGACCTGTATCGTGTTGTCGATTGCCTTGGCTTCTTTCGCCAGTTCCACCGTCTCTTCCTGGTGTGAGTACATGTCCAGGATCAGTATGTTCAGCCCATCCGCGAACAGTTGCGCTACATACCCGGCGCCACACTTACGCGGCACAATACCGTTACTGGTCAGTTGGAGTTGGGCCTGCGGTAAGTTTGCCCGGAACGCAATAATCGGCATCGCAAGATTGTGGAACAGCGTAGGCTCTCCGTGCATAGCGAACTCCACCCGCTTCCGGTCAAATCCCTTCCACTTCCCCAGCCCTACAGCCAACTCAGTTACTAGTTCCAGCGGCATCAACTTTGGCTTCCGCGCCTGCTTTCCCAGCGAGTGAATTCCACAGAAGTCACAGCACCGGTTGCATCCCTGTACAAGTTCCACTTGGATGTTGTTCGGTAATGGCATTGTTCACCTCACAGCCAACGGTTGATACCAGTGTTTCCTGAGGCGTCCTGAACGGATGCTGAGCCGTCCTGCCAGGACTGGAACAGGGACTTATACGTTTTCCCGATGCGACGGTGTGAGTGGGCATGCAGGATACTCTCGTACCGAGGTCCGTTGTCCGTGTCTTCCCAGTCCTTACGTGCCCGGCGCACAGCCTGCCGCAGTTCCTTGGCTGTGGAGACCGCGATGTAATGATCCCCCGGCTTCAGTTCATCCTTGGAACCTGTCGCCCATCCCGCGTTGCAGATGAGCGTGAGACCGTAGTCCATTGCTTCAAGGAACGTGTACTGCGTGCCGCCTCCGTCCATGTGAATCGTGGACATGTCCACAAGCGCACACGCACCGGGATAGACATCGGCTGGTGTCTTGAAGCTGCCCTTGTAACAATCCATCTTGCGAATCCCGCCCAGTTCTTCGTAGTCGTAAATGTGATTGACATAGCCGGTGTGTATCTCCACTCCACAGTCCGCGTCCAGTATCAGCTTGGTGTTCTTGTCGAAGTCCACCCGGCTGGTTGCCACCACACGGTTACCGGACAGTATCCCGTCACTCTCGCGCTTGTACGGATGCAGCACCACCTGTCGATGCTGGAGGAACTGCGAACAGTCTGCCCGGGCAACACTGTCCCGGATGAACACGAACAGAGCCGTGCGCGAAATAAGAGACAGCCAGCGCCGGGTCTTCTTCTTGCGAATCTCCGTAGGGTCGTGGATTGTCACCACCAACCTGTGCTCCCGCGACAGTGACCGCAACGTTTCCAGTATGGGATCCGGTGTCTTTTCACATACGGCATTGTCCAAGTGAACGACGTCGTACTCGTCGAGCTGATCCGCGCTTTCCAGCACGTCAACCCACTTACTCGCGCCGGCAGGCTTATCCACGCTCAGCGAGTGAACGTCGATGCCCTTCGTTGCCTCCAGTGCATGTAGCATGTGGCGCTTGTACGTAGGCCAGCCTCCGTACTGACACCACCGTAAACTCAACAGTCCTACCTTCACAGCTTCCTCCTTACCCAGAGCGGACCGACCCGCAGCGCCCACTTGTATGGTGCGGCCGCGTCACGCACCGGGTCACGTTTCCATATAGACACCCGCCAGTTGTGCCATCCCAACCAGACGATGTCACCTACCACTAAGTATAATACCTTCATCCAACCAGCGCTCCTCGTACTCGGATGGTGCGTACCTGAACCGCAAGTTGCCGTCGTTGTCCAATCCGACCGGTAACAGCTTTCCATGGAAGTAGTTCCGTGGATTCGCTGGACTGCGTAGGTTGTTCCACTGTTCCTGTAGTAGCAAGCGGAACGTAAGGTTCGCCCGGTCAGCTTCGCAGCGACTGGACAGACCTACAGCCAAGTTCATGTATGCGCGTGTTCCCTCGTTCAGGTATGGGACGTCGTCCGGGTATACCTCGTTGAACGTCAGGTACTGGGGTTCACCCGTCTCGTGATACTTGCGCCGGCACTCCTTCAGGTGAAACGTAAGCTGATGCCGCGTCCAGTTCTCGACTCCCCGGTTGTTAGGGAAGTCGTCCGGCATACCGCAACAGGAACCGCTCATGTTCAGTTCCTTGAAGTCAGGGTCGCTGCAGGCAAATACCAGATCGTTCTCGACACAGAACTCGTACACTGTCCTGACGTGTTGTTCCTTCACCAACCTGTTCAGTCTCATGTAACCGCCACGTTCGCTTGGACTGAGCCGTTTGAAGTAGGACTGCAGGTCGTCAACGCCGACCAGCTTCGCAATCCACTCGTACCGTTCCCGCATACCAGTGTTACACCGCATGTCCATAGCGAAGAACTCCATGGAGACCGCACGTATGCCGGCTTCAAGCGAACGCTCCAGTAAACTTTCGATGCCGTGTTCGCTGATGCCGATGATGTATGGTCGCAGTCGCAGGATTGTCCAGTACCCCATCGCGCTCAGCCGTCGGATGGCTTCAATGCGCTTGGAAGGTGACGGCACACCGATCTCCACCAGCTTTGCTTTCTCGTCGTCGCCGGTGATAATAGACACTTGGAACGCGAAGTTCTGTTGATCCGCGTATCGCTCGAACGTGCGGAGGTACTGCTTCTTGAATACCGTTCCTCCCTTGAAGCTGAACAGACACGGATAGTCCATCTCCCCCAGCGCGTCTATCAACTTGAGACCATCGCGGTTCGCTGCTTCAAACTGGCAGAACGGGTCAGCCAACCCACCCCAGTGCAGCAGGAACTTGTTCTCATAGAAGAGACGGTACATCACGCGGCCGAGACCGCCCTTCGTCCCGCGTCCCTGCATGTTAGCAATCATCTTGTCCACGTTCACGGACTTCAACGTGATCTCCCGGATGGCGGGATTGTTCGACTTGAAGAAGTACGCGAAGCAGTACAGACATCCAAGGCTACAGTAGTTGTACTGGTCGAACGTCAGCGGCATGGAACAGTCCGGTATCTCCGAACTGATCCGCGGGGACAGGTACTTACCTGTGCCGGGTCCGCACTGACACCCGGCGTTTCCTTCCACCCACGCGCGACTTTCCCTTACGATATCTTCGCTTAGCGAAAGTGAACATTTGCGCTTCGTCCTCATACACGATCATCCCTTCTTCAAGTGCTTCCAGGAACAGAGTTAGCATGTCCAAGCGATAGCAGCACTGCTCCACGTACTGTGTTACTGAGAAGTACTTGCGGAACAGTTCCGTCGCTTGTTCAGTAGGGAACACCAGCTTCACGCTTCGCGCCGCAACTCCCTGTACAGGTGGTTGCTCACCAGTGTAACGCGGAATTGGCTCTGGTTCCAGTAGGTGTTCCTCCAGTTCGCGTAACTCGCGTTGGGTGGTCTTACCCTTCGCTGCCTTGCCGAACCGCTCTACGCGTGAACGTCGGCCACCAGTGAATGAACTGATTCCCATCAGCTGGCCACCGGTGTCAGCGCCCAAAGGAACTGTCCACCCTGACTTATCACTACGGGACCGCCGTCGCTCAGACCGAGTTCCGGTGCCTCGTCCTTCTCCCCGAACGTCAGCACCTGCAGCACGGCGGTCAGGAACTCTCCATACACTTCCGTGCGCATGTCGTCAGCTTCTACTTTGCCAAGTGTCAGCTTGAACTGCTGTGCGTCTTTGGGGCTGCTCTGCGCCATCACGGTTCCACCGGCTACGCCGAGGAACACGCTCTTACTGCGAACGAGATTGATGTGATACAGTAGATCAGCTACCTTGCTCTCCTTCAGCGTGAGCGTAGTCTGTATGCCCTTCGACAGCTTCTCGGCAGCGACACCCGGTTTTTCCAACGCGGTCGGTACTTCCTTTGGTTCCAGTAGCTGACAGCGTATCATCCCACGTCCTCTGCGCTTGACTGTGAGGCGTGACTCGCTAGGCTCCAGTGACACCGGTCCCTCCGCGTCACCAAGATACTTGCACAGCAGACCAAGGTCGCCGATGCCAAGTGTGGCTTTCTTTGCGTCCGGCACTTCGACCGCGCACATGAGGTATACCGTGTTACTCAGGTCGATCGCTTCAACGTGTGCTGTGCCGTCGTCAAAGACCAACAGGCACTCTTCGATCTTTCCACCAAGGAAAACACGCTGGAGCATACTCGCGATTGCGTTTCCATGTTCAGTCTTCACTGTCCCCTCCAATACGCACGAAAAGCCGGACCTGCATAGTGTAGCAAGTCCGGCTTCCGTGATATTTGCTAGCCTAGTCCAAGCATGTTACTGCGTGGATTAGAGCGATTTCTTCTTGGCTTTGAACGTGTCGCCCTTCTCGGTGATCCCCACCAACCGGTCCAGACGTTTCTTGTGAGCGCGGAAGTGGCCGTTCGCGGCCGAGTCCGTGCACTTCTTGGCTTTCTTCAGTGCTTTCACAGCAGCTGCTGCCGTCGTACCCTCGGCGAACAGGTCGTCGAGTATGGCGCCCACCGAACCCTCGCGGTGGCCGTACCGGCTCTTCTCCACGCTTGCCTTCGCTGTCGCTTTCTTCGTGGTCTTCTTGGTGCCGGTGTCCTTCGTCGCTTTCTTCGTCGTCGTCTTCTTTGCTTTCGCTGTGCTCTTCTTCTTTGCCGCCACTTTCTCAGCCTCCTGCGGGTCAACCGGGTACTCGTACTCTTCCCCGTCGTACTCCGCGTTGACAGTCAACTCGTCGTCGCTGACCGCCGTTACCGTTCCGACAAGATCCCCGTCCTCGTCGTGAGTGAAGGATACCTCGTCGCCGACGTTGAACTCAGACTCCTCGTCCTCGTCGCCTTCCTCGTCTTCGTCGCCTTCCTCGTCTTCGTCTTCTTCCTCGTCTTCTTCCTCGTCTTCTTCCTCGTCGTCTTCCTTGTCCTCCGCTTCCTCGTCTTCCTCGTCGTCTTCAGCGGTCTCTTCTTCCTCGTCCTCCGCTTCGCTCTCCTCCTCACCCTTCAGCGGAGAGACATCGACACCGGCTTCCTCAAGGATGGCAACCGTTGAGTCCTTGAACTCGTCGCCTTCCTCCAGCTGCCCTTCGATGTTTTCGCGGATGGCCTCCAACCAAGACTTGGCTGTCTTGCCTCCTTCGATGGGAGGCTCCAGACCCATAGCCTTATTGAGTTCCTTCGCCGCTGCCTTTACTGCTTTCAGTGTTGCCATGATACATGCTCCTTTCTGTTGATGTTATGGCCTACACCACGAGCCGTCACTTACGTTATACTGGCTCACACGATTTGCGGCTCACTGAATCATGCGAACCTTCAGCCGGGTCAGTGATACGAGGCTATCAACGGTCGTCCAATCTGATGACACTGAAGTATTGTCACCTCCTCGTCAGTGTGATACAGACCCTCGCGCAACACCAACCATCCTACTCTCAACAATCCTTGCTTCTTCTCCTCTCCAGTCTGATTCAGGGCAAGCGTACCTGTGGTGTGCGCATACTTTCGCTTGTCCTCGCTGAAGTGTTCCATTGTCTGGGAGACTGCCTTGTGCGCCGCGATAGAGGCCTGAGACGCGGTTACCACCAAACAGTGCTTGTCCATCGACAGAGCACGTAGCATCTGCCACGTTTCGTTCTGTTGATGGCGGAACTCCTTACGCTTGTCCTCCGGACCAAGATTGTCTGCGTAGTCAAGGACAATTACGTCCGGCACAAAACCTTCCACGTCCTCCCAGATATCCAACTGGTCTCGGATGTCCTTCACGTTCACAGACGCGTTCGGGTAGCACTCGAGTTTGAAGTCACGTCCGCGGAACCGCGTCAGGAACTTGCGCGCGTTACGCAACCCTTCCCTCCACGTGAGAGGATCCACCTGCTTACGGAGTCGGTAGAACACCGCGCCGGCAAACGTGTCCCGTCCACGCGCCGCACAGACGGAGCAAGGAGTGTAGCCGCGTGGAGCACTGTCGAAGAGTTCTTCCGGTGTAAACTGTTCGTCCGTGTCCTTCTCCTCGTTCTCGTCGTCGTCTTCCGGTACGTGGATGTCCAGTCCCTTTGTACATGTACGGCAACTCAATTCACACGTATTCTTTTGGTTGTAGCAGCAGTCGAGTACCGGCACGAGCAGGTCAGCACAGTACTTCCTCAGCCAGTGCTTGCCACTCACTCGAGCGTGGAACCGGCGCGTAACTTGCTTCTGGGACATGTCACCAACGGATAGGTAAACGGTGTTGCGCCTCGCGGCAAGTGCACGGATTGTGAATTCTATGAGGAGCATGGTCTTCCCGCGCTTTTCCGGAGCCTGTATTCCAATGAGTGACTCCCTTCCAAGCTGAGATTCCAATAGCTTACCGAACGCACCCGGGAAGCTGATGAGATCATCCTCTTCTACATTGTCCAGAGCGTCGATAACTACGTCCTTGTCCAGCAGTGGATTCACACCGGCTACGTCCGGAGGACCCAGCTTCTTGTGTAGGGACAACCGCGCTTCAGCTGCTCGTGTGTTGCCGTGAGTGAGTTCCGCGCCGACGTCTTCCATCAGTATAGCGATTGCGCGACCGTTGACAAACTCCTTGGCTTCATCTGTGAGGTAGTCCACGTTCAGTAGCTCACCTTGCGCGTATTCCTTGGACAGGGACGCAACAAACTCACCGAGGAGCTCCTCCTCTTCTTCACGCATACCGCGCCGTATAGCCGCGTTGTACAAGTCCTGCACGTGGCGACCCGGTGCCTTCTTGTAGCGCTTGTAGTGTGACAGGCACCAACGCGCGACAGTTCGCCCGTAAGGTAACTCCAGTAAAGACAGTTCCTTCAACAGAGGCACCATACGCCCGAGGAACTGTGTATTAGTGATCATCCCGATAAGGATACGCCGTTCGATGGATGCATCCACCCGTTCCCGCTTTATCTTCAACTACAGCCTCCTCCCAGTTTTGAACGACACTTGCAATCTCCGTTCCTCCTTCACAATGAAACGTCTCCCTACCTTGCTGGTGACGGCCAACGCACCCATGGAAAGATCCGTGTAGTCACCGAACCTGTCACGTAAGTAATCCGCGAACGCGCGCACAAGCGACATGGGAGTTCGATGGAAGTACTTGACCCCACCTTTCCGTGGAGACGACGCTTGCTTGTCTCCCGGTAGGCTCTTCCAGTAGTGTGACCAGTCCTCCGCGATACGCGACAGCTTCACGCGCTCAGTACGTGACACTTTTGCTCCGCTGATTTCCTTGTATACCTTGGACAGCACGTCGTATGTTTTGGGCGCACGACACTTGACTTCTTCGACGTCCCCACCAGACTCACCACGGCGCAGGTTCATGTTCGCAAACTTGGTCAGTCCGTTCCGCGACTTCTTCCGCAGCTGAGTGAGGGACAGGCAATTCCGAGACCAGAAGTCGTCGTCCACTACCCAACGTATGGTTGGCTGTATGTCTTTCTTGAAGCCGAATCCGTCGATACGTATCAGTCTGTCTATGGAGCGTAGTGAAGAGCGGATGGTCTCTTTTGTGGGTGACTTCACGTATTGTGGCCAACGAGCCATCTGTTCTTGGTAGAACCAATTCACTAGTTCTAACCATGTAGTGGGGAATGACATGATCTTTTCATCGATGCTCTCGCGTGCGCCGGCACGTGCGCGTGTACGCGCCGTCGCCTTCACCCGGCGACCGAAGGGAGCCGGTGTGCGCGCAGGGCCGCTCGCGCATAATGCATGCGCCCGTATGCCCTCGCATAATGCGCTCGCCTGAGGAGAAGTGAGAATGAGCAAACGACGACCGTCCTCGTTTTCCAGATACACTTTGCCGGTCTTGTCGCTGACCATTAGGCGTAGCTTCACGAGTTCTTTTACTGCCATACTTACCTCCGCAAAACGCTGCCTTCCGTGCGCTTGGAGTGGGCGAGCACAGATTTCCCACTCTTCCACGCACAGAAGTACAGCGTGAATTGTTCACAGTCCCAGTAGCATGCGACGAACCGTCTGCGCCTGCTTGTCCGTCAACTCCGCTGGGTCTTTGACGCTTTCCAGCACCACGATCTCCGTAACTCCGTCGAACTGGCCGAGCATGCGGCTTAGCTTTCTAGCCTGTACCTGTGCAGCCGGTTCCATGTCAAACAGTATGTAGCGTCGTTGATACTTGACCAGTTCCGCCACCTGTTCGGTAGTGTAAGACAACCCGAACGTAGCGACGGCACCCGGACCTAGCCTCCACGCGTCAGTGATACCTTCCACGATGATTACCGTGTCGCCCGGTACAAGCCAGCTGCCGTAGAGACAGTGCTTGTGTGGGCGCACTTCATCTTCCTTACGGCAAGCCTTGTAGCGTAGCTGACTGCGCCCGGTCACGTCTCGCGCTTGGAAGGACACGAGTTGGTCTCCGTAGAAGATAGGCGCCACTATCCTGTACTTGTACGAGCCGGTGGAGCCTGTGGCCAGCAGTCCCCATTGTTGAGCTACTCGCATGGGGTGGAACCCGCGTCGTTTCAGGTAGCGCCGGTGCAGCCTCTTGAGCGGACCTGTGCCGGCTGGAAGCTTACACTCGGCCGGTGTTACCCGTTCAGACTGGCGACGCGCCACAGGAGCACTGCGGATCCAGCCATACTCCTTCAGCACGTCCCGCGCCTCAGCGAATGTCAAACCACCCAGCGCCGCGACTGTTTCCACCGCATTGTGCCGACCGCAGCGCCAGCAGTTGAAGACCCCACTCTCCTCGTGCCATCCAAGGTGAGGTCCTTCCCCGCCAGTACAGCTTGGAAAGGGACAATCCAGTTGAACCCATCCGTGGCTGCACTGCTTGAATCCCGTCGTGTAGTACGGGATGTTGTGGTCTTCACAGAAACGTCTCAGGTCAAAGGACTTCATACTCATCACTTTCCCGCACACGGTTTTCCGTTGTGCTGTTCACAGGACAGGAACAGTTCCGTCCACGTGATCCACGTAGCTGTTCCCTTGCCTGTCTTCCTGTCCGACGCCATCACCATCACGCCTGCGCTACAGAACGCAAGCACCAACGCTGCTGCCCCACCCGGTCCACCATGTGACTTCCGCCGGATGTAGACCGTTCTGTTCTTGGGGAATGTATCGTATGTCCACGCTTTCATTGCTGCCAAGTGTCACCTCCTTCCATGACGTCTCTCTCTATCTTGTTGCACAGTTGCGTGTAATGATCCACCAGCTTATTAGGATCACGCACCATCTGCTCGAACCGATTGTACCCGACAGCTTCGCGTACACCAACAAGCGCAAGGCAAAGGAACATCTTCAGCGTGTTCGGGTTGTTTGCAAACATGACTGCAACGTGCAGAGGATCTGCAGCTATGCTCCCGATCAGTGTGGTGGTAACCAACACTTCCGAACCATCCGCTTTAGTTACTGCCTCCCGCATCATGTCCATGTATTCCATCAGCTTGCGACTGTTCAGCAGATTCTTTGCGTTTGCGTTGTCGTTGCTTTGCCTCTCTCCACTTCCGCCGTTGCTGCCGTTGCTTTCTCCGTGCTTCTTTTCTGTCACGCTCTTCCCTCCACTTTCGTTTGCGTTGCGTTTCAAGTCGTGTACACCAAATACACACGAACACTCCCCATATCTCCGAGTACAGCATCTGCTTTGGGTAGTACTTCTGTTCACACAGGAAGCACGTCCGTCGCCTCTTGCCACGTGTGCGCGGGTCACCTCGCTGTTTCTTCTTCGGTATCTTCACCTTGCCGGCGGGTAACCGCAGCCGGGCACCACCCATCTTGTGTGCTTCCACGCCGAGGCTCTCCACCCGCTCCCGTATGTAGTTCACGTTCCTCCAGTTTGAACGTCTGGCTGCTTCACCACGTATGACCGTCGCTTCCTCGTCGGCCCAGCCCTGCCGCTGCATGATGTAGGGCATTGCATCCAAGCATTCTTCGTGGAGCGGGTAGATGTTCAACAGGTCAATGAGTATCTCCGTCAACTGTGACCTGTCCAGCGGAACCCGGAACGGCACCTGAGGGAACCGTGTCCGTATTGCTTTACCCTTCCGTCTCATACTGTGCTCCTTTCCAACCACGTTATACGGTCTGCGCGCCGGTCCGCATCCGGTAACGCTTCAGCAGCGTGGTCAGCATGGCTTCCTCCGCCGCTGCCTTACCGTCCACTACTTGTGATACCACGTCGCGCTTGTCGTCCAGCATTCCCATCACGTCTTCTTCCACCGTCTCCGCGGCAATCAGGTAGTAGACCTGAACAGCGTCAGCTTTTTGGTTCATCCGATACACGCGGTCTTCGGCTTGCTCGTGGTCGGATGGTGTCCACCACAGTTCCAGCATTACCACTACCGACGCAGCGGTCAGGTCAATCCCCTCCACCGCAGCGAGCGTCCCGACAAACACGCTTGTACGCTTGTCAGTTTGGAACTTGTCTATCGCCTCCTGCCGTTTCTTCTGTGAGACACCACCGTACACTGATACACACCGGCTACGAAAGGTAGCTTCCACTGCCTTCACTGTGGTTCTGTGATGGCAGAACACCACCACCTTGCCGGCGGTCTCCAGCAGGTCCGCGATCCACTCGAGACACGCTAGTAGCTTTGCCTTCACCGCGAGTTGCTTCAACGTATTCAGCCGGGTCAGCGCATTGCTCTTCGTGCCGGAGCCGCTCCGCTCTAACCAGTCGCTGAAGTCGCGCTCCGCGTGCATGTACTCACGCTTCGCCAGTTTCTCGAGCGGAACAGCCTCCACGATCCTTTCCTTGTCTGGTAGTTCAGTGAGTACTTCCGTCTTCGTGCGGCGAAGCATGAGCGTCTTTGTCAGTATGGTGTTCAGCTCCTCCGTGTGGCTTGCTCCACTGTAGTCCCACTTGAATCCGTTGTGCCTTGCGTCACAGAAACGTCGCGCGTACGCGTTGAAGTTTGGAAAGAGCGCCGGGTCTATCAAACGCATCACGTTCCAGAACTCATACGGACGGTTCGGCACTGGCGTACCGGACAGACCGATCACGGACTGCACCTTCTTGGCAAGGTGATACGCTGCCTTGCTACGCTTGATACCGCGATTCTTCAGCTTGTGACACTCGTCAAACACCACAGCACCCGGCGCCACCTTCCGCAGCGTTTTCCACCACGACGAGAGTATGTCGTAGTTGATAATCAACACGGTATGGCTCCAGTCCTGCAGAGCGAACTCCTTCGGCGGAACCACACCGTTGATTACGTGCGGTCTGTAGCCGGTTGTCCACTTGACCACTTCCCGCGACCAATGGATCTTGACCGTAGCCGGACACACCACCACCACAGGCTCCGTCGGCTTGGTCAGTTGAATCCATGCCAGAACCTGTGGCGTCTTCCCGAGCCCCATGTCATCAGCTAGCAGACAGCGACCGCCGGTTGCCTTCAGAAAAGCTACGCCGACACGCTGGTAGCGCCTCAGTCGCAATCGCAACCCGGTCACCCGTTTTGTAGGGACAATTGCCGGACGCTCACGTATCCGTGGCGGAGTCGCATTCCCTTGGCCTAGGAACCGCCGCGCCTTACACTTGTAGACGCGTCCTGTGCGCTTCTGGAAGGGCCACGCATCGATGGTGTTCACGTTCGCTTCACAGAACGCTGCGTGCCACACCCGCGTACCATTCACGTCTCGCTGGTAAGCGCCGTACAGTCTCTTGACAGCGAAGCGAACGCGGCCGCACCGTGGATCAAACCGTAGCCGGATCATCGGGCGACCGCGTATCCGTACCAGTATCACTAACACTTTCTCTTCAGCCACTGTGTGCCTCCTCACAATTCCTCGCGTATTGAACTTCGTATTTCACTGTACACTGCTGTAATGCGGCGCTTCGTCCAGCCTCGCTCCAGTCGCAGGAACCGGCTCAGCGCACCGCGCACAGCACGAGGAGACCGCGCCATGACGCCGAACGCTTCTGTAGGTGCGGACAGTATCAACGAGAGTACGAACCTTGCCTCACTTGACAGGGACAGAACCCACGACTGGAAGTGGACAGTCCAGTTCGGATTCCACTCATGCCGTTGGCTTGGAAACACACTCAGGTCAGGTTCCTCCGCGTCAGCTAGTGGGAACCGGTTCACGTGATACCACAAGCGTCGCGACAAAGCGCGATACAAGTAAGTAGTGAACGCGGCTCCACCGGCTGAGCCGTCCCATTGTCGTGTCGCTGCCATGAACGTCTCATTCGCAACGGAACGTAACTCGTCGACCGGATATCCCGACCGTCGATGCACAGACTGAACCCTATCCTCCATCACTGCCCGGCTCTTGCTCAGTTGCTGCCCCTCCGTCCATTGCGTTCTAGCCATGAGTCTTGTCCTTTGCCTTCTGTTCCTGCACCCACCGAAGTGTGATGTACTCCAGCACTTCAGCCGTGCGTTTACCCTTCATCTTGCACATCCCGACGAACATATCCTTGACGCTCTTCGGGAATCGCTTGATTGACCACGTTACTTCCTTGTCCGGCATGTAACTATACCTCCTTCGCTTTCCTTGTGAATCCTAGCTGTGCCGCGAGTAACACGGACAGTACCATGTTTGTAATTTGATGAGCCGCTACTGTGAAGTCCGGATAGTAGAACCGCTGCGGCTTGCCATTGGACATCAGTCCGTGGAACTCAGCACGCAGCGTCTGCATGTTGCACAGTGTTGTGTTCTTCACTTCAACGGAGCCGAACGGTTCCTGCTCCGGGAGGCAAAGAGGGGCATTGTACTGCCCCTCCTTCACCTGCTTGAACTGGAAGGGGACGCTAGGCTTTGCGTCCCGTACCAGTGCTTCTATCACCTGTACTGCCTTGGACAGCGTCGTGATCTTCTCGTTCACGCGGCCACCTTACCCTTCGCCCGGTTCGCTGCAGCACGTGCCCTCATGCTGTGAGGACGCAGCGCCGGGTTCGGGTCGTACCAGTCATAGGCACCCGGCGTTCCCCGGCGCATGCGTTCCGACCGCATCCTGCCCTTTGCTCCGCGTATCGAACCGTTGGTGTAACGATTCTGATGCTTGGGCCCACGCTCCACTTCACCTTGGTGGTCGTGTTCCACGTTCTTGCGCTGCTTCGGCTCCACCCGCCGTGCCTTGTCCCGCTTCAGCCACCGCATAACTGTCTTTGCAAAGTTACCGAACATTGCTTCAGCTCCTTTCCGCGTGGTATCCACGCACTCTTCTGATTTCACCCTTCACCTGAACCAACCTGTCCAGTACAGCCTGTGGACTTGTCTGGTCGGACGGACCACCAAACTCAACGAGATCCAGCAGGTCAATCAACAGATGACCATTGTCTGTCGAGATATCCAACTCAGTGAGTAGCGATCGCGCCCGTCGCGCGTTTTCCTGACTGAGGTGATACGTAGTGTGCCCGACGTGGCTACGTGTGCCGTTCGGGAACTGCTGCGACAACTGGTCACGCAAGCGAGTAGCGCAGTCCACGTCCACCACTACGCACGTCTTGTCTCCGTGCCCATCGTCGAACTCCAAGTGGGCACCCGGCTCTGTGTCCTCCCTGTGAAGAGAGTGTGCATCCGGTATGTCACACTTTGTAACCTTGGAAAGCCTGAACGTCCTTGTCCATCGTGATATCAACATGGTGTTACACCAACCTTTCCAGCCGAGTTACGACTTCGTACGTGAGCCACTGCCGCGTGTAGTAGGCTGCTTCGGCAAACGAGACACCGAATGCGTTGGACAGCTTCAACACGATGGTGTGTGCTTCCATACCCTGAGCATTCACATCCAGCCACGCTTGGATCGCCAGTTCCTTGGACTCCGCTTCCCGCTCGTAGTCCACGTCCACCGGCATATCGTCCACGTCCACGCCGAGTGGCTCCAGATACAACTCATCCTCGTCTTCGTCACGCTGACCCGGTTGAGTAATCGCCCACAGGAACATCATCCCTATGAGTGACACCGCAACCAGCGCCATCCCTATCAGTGACTGCACCATGTAGTATGTAACTGTCGTAGTCATCACCGTGTCCTCCTGGACTTCGTCCTCTTCGACTTCCTCACACTCTTGGTTCGCTTCACCTTCCGCTCCGCTTTACCGTTCTCCTTTCGCTTGTGTTGTTGAAGGAAGTAACCCTGCCGGTTCTTGCGCCAGAACACGTCGCAGACGCGGCCGCACTCCGGACACACTGCCTTCAGTCCCACCACTTTGTTGCGCTTCATCGCGACCTTTACGCCGCGAAGGTTTGGATTCTCGCCCTCCAGTATCTCGGCATTGTTGATGGATACCCGCTTACCGTCCCGGCACCAACCCGGCTTTACCTTGTCCTCACCCGGTCGTACCTTCTTCCTGAGTCCCACTTTCTTGCCGTCCAGCAGCCCACTCACGGAATCCTTGTCCATCTCCCTGACAACCGTGTAGCCCAGGAACCACAGTTCCTTCAGCGTCGTTTTCGCCGTCCGCCCGGTGTCCATTGCAGCGACCGTAACATTCTGCTCCGGCCACAGGTAGGTGGGCATGATGTTAGCGATAACCACTTCCCGGGAGCAACCCGGCTTTCCCAGTACGGAGCCAACCCGATAATCAGGCATGGAACCGCCATCGTCTGGTATGTGCGCATTGTGCGTCTTCCGTACCGACTTCTTGTGCACTGTGCGCTTCGCCGTCTTCTTCGCTGTCTTGTGCTTTGTCCTAGGCATCGCTGTGCTCCTTTGCGTGCTTCGTGCGAACTGACCGACGCTTGGCCGGGAACAGACAGTGGTTCCGCTTGACCACCTGTCCCGTCTTGATGAGTGCCGACTCTATCGCCTGACCGCACGGCGCACCTATCATCGGGTCGGCTTCGTTGACCGTCTCCAGTATGACGTCGGTAATCGCTCCGAGTATCAGCTTGGCTTTGGCTTTGTAAACTGCGTCCATCACTGTGCTCCTTTCTTCACCGAATTTGCTTCACCTTCTTCGAGCTTCCCTTCAATCCATCGCGCAACGCAATGCGATTGCCGGCTGCTCTTCCACGGACTGCCGCATTGTAATTGCCTTTCGGCATATGGCTTGGGCCATACTTCAGCCGCATGTTCTCCTTTACCCACTGGGTCACTGCGTGCCGGGCAGGGATTTCATGATAACCAACT